GGAATATCGTAGCTAGCATTGATTGTGCATAGCATTTGTGCTGTTTCAAGAGGCATCTTAACAACGTGTTTGTCAAGGTGCAGTTGTGCGGCAATTACAGGATCGGTATCCAATACAAAGATGTTCATTTTTAGTCCTTAAGTCAGCTGCATTACAGCGATAAATAATATTACACCGCATAAAGTATTTTGTACAGTTTAATTACCCCGCCAGGCACACACCTGGCGGAGTAGTTAGTTTAGGCGGCAAGCAATATGCCAGGGTCGTTGGCCACAGCTAGTAGCCCGTTGAAAGCCTGTTGCTTAAGATTGACGCCGCCGTATAGCCAGCTTGCTTCTAGGCGACGGTCTTGTGACTTGCCCATATGCCAGTCTAGCATTTCGGTTGTGGCATTTAGCAGGCCCCACGCTGTACCTTGCGCTGAGTCATACGCACTGCCCTTACCTTGGCCGTTGTACAACTGCAAGACTTTGGACACTTGCGTGTTGCCTTTCTCAGAGCTGTCCTTAAACAAGTTACGCACGAAGGCAATGGCTTGTTTGTCGGTCAGTCTTGTATCGGCTAATTGCCTTGCTTGCTCGCCAAATACGTCCCATGCTTCAGGCGTTAGGCCTAGCTCAGACTTAACGGTGTTAGCGTCAAATGTCGTACTATGTGCAACTTTAATGTCATTTAGCGCATTTTGGGAGCTTAGGTTCAACGTATTATTGCAGACAACACGAATGCTAGTGCGCCGCGCGGTGGTCTTTAAAGTCCCATCGCAGGCTGTTGCCAGCATAAGATAATCTTTTAGCACGTCTTTCTCGCCAATCTTAACCTCGTTGCCAGTGCGCGCAAGTGCCCAGTACTTAGCACCTCCGAATAGCACGCCAGCAGTTTCAAGTTCAAAGCCTTGGCCTTCAACTAAATCGCGAAAGAACTCTAGCACTTCCATGGGCTGCACAACTTTGTATTTGTTACCCACGACACCTAGCGCTATGCCTGTGTCTTCACGGTACAGCACTTGCTTAGAGCCTTGTTGCTCTATAGCGTCAGCCGTGCGATACAGCACAGGGCTGCCAGCAATTTTAAAATTCATGCCGGACTCTTTTGCCCAAGTTTCAAGTGGTGCGCCTTTTGTTAGCGCTTGGCCTAGGCCGTGCCATGGGGTTTCCCCCACGTAGGCCATAGCACTGCGTCCGTCTACCATTGTTGCAATTTCATGAGCCATGTTTATTCTCCTTAGCGCACAGTAACTTCAAAAGAAAGGTCTTCAACAGCGTTGCGCACATAATCATCTATGTGGCGCTCAAGGAAGTTTTCAATTTCAGAGTTAACATCAAAATCGCCCATTGCGTCTTCCACAGCAACACGCACAAAGCTTTTAATTACGTTTTGCAATTTGTCTTCGAGCGTGGTGTTTTGCTCAGCGCGCAATTGCGTTGTTACAGTTGAATGGCGCACTTTGAGCTCAGCTAACTCAGTGTTTAGCATTTCGAGCTTAGCACTTAGCTCAGCGAGGGTAGGGGCTGCTGCGATTGTTTCAGCAATTACGCCGTCAACAATATTGTTGTCAATAGATAAATCAGACATTTGTATCTCCTTAGGTTGTCAGCATCAAAATTGATGCGATGAGTAATATTACGTCGTACAAAGTAACTTGTACACTTTATTTTAGCCCCTAGCTAAACGCTCTAGCTAATAGGGGACGCTTCATTGATGGGGCGATCAGACGCTTTTTGTAGCCGCGACCGATGTTGATACAGTTGTAATGCATGATTGCGCGTTGTAGGTCCCCGGTAAAGCTGTACTTAGTCTTGTACGCACCTTTGGGGCCGAAGCCTATTTGCACTAAGAATTGCGTGCCCGAATGGAAGGCACAGCCTAGCTCTGTTTTAAGTGTTGGCATTAGAATACTCCATATATCATTAGAATGTTGAGGATAATGATTATCCAGATTAGTAACCACCACATTAGTATGTAGGTATGCTGGAAGGCATATCGATTGCAGTATTTAGTGCTTCGCATGCCAATGCCTGACCTGCTTGCCAGTCTTTTGAATGCCCATCTGAGCTAATGTCCACATAGTCGCCCATAATGGTGTCCATGGCCATTAGTATTGCTACCACCACTTGGTCATAGGGGCGTAAGTTAGTCTTGCAAAACCCAAAGCCTAGCTCCGTGAAATCCACATAAAAAGTTTCATAGTCTTCAGGGGGCGTACCATTGATACTAATTATTGTGTCACTTAAATCATCGATTGCAAGACCTAGCTCAGTCTTAGCATAGTCTACGATTGCTTTCGCCGCCCTTAGCACTTTGTCCTGGGCTTCTTGTGGTGGCACTTCTTTGATTGTAAAATAATGTGTATAGCCCATGTTATTTCTCCTCAGGGGTATAAATAGGGTCGTCCCAACCGTAGCGATACGCATTGCCTAACGTAAACACGTCACACACAACATCACTGTCCAGGTCATACCAGTCTTCCGGTAGGTTAAACTTAAATGCGTGGTTTGCGAGCCCTTGCTGGAGCGCAAACACAGCACCTTCTTTGGTGTTGTCATACGCTGAAAACGTAAAGTTTGCAGTGTCCATTTTGGCCATCCAAATTGTGTTTTTCATGCTATTCTCCCACGACAGTTTTAGTTAGGGCTTTGGTTTTGCTGTCAAAGTAACTTAGCGCACAGCCCGCACCGCGATTAGAATAGCGACGTTGCACGTAGCGCTTGGCCTCAGCCACAGTGGGCGCCGTAAACGACTCAATTGCCATACCTTTATAAATGATGTCAAAATCCATGATACTTCTCCTATAGTCAGCGCAATACAGCGCGATGAGTAATATTACGTCATACGCAATAATTTGTACACATTATTAGTGCCCTACAAAACGCAATCCGTTAAGCACAACCATTTTTGTCCGTCACAGATTAGAAGCTAAGCTTATTGATACCCGCTATGTGGAAGGCCAATAGTTTACGTAGGTGCTCACGCTCCTCAGGGGTAAGCGTTGGATCAGCTATGTCTCTACGGTACTTAGCTCTTAGGTCTGCTATTTTGCCCTTAGCACTTAAACCTAAGTACTCAGGGTCGGTGGGCAAGCGCTTCAGTTCATGCTCTGAGTCCGCCTCAAATGCTATGCGCCTTGCTTCCCATGAAGACAGGTCCTTAGGGGCATGCGCTATTCTGGGATAGTGCCTCAAACGAATTGCTTCGTACTCTTCTTCAAAGGCATACCTTGCTTCAGGGGAGAGCGATACAGATGTAGCTAGGAGCTTTCGATACTTCGCTCTTAGCACTTGGTGCTCTGCATGCATGGAAGCATATATACGCTGGTGCTTAGCACTGCGCTTGGTTTTCTTCTTAGGGGGCGCATTCTCAGCAATAAACTTATGATGCGCAATAGCTTCTTCCAGCGTATCTTTATAACCATAATACTTATTCCTAAAAATTACCCGCCACTTATTATTGCGAGGATAATAGGACACCCCTGTATAACCACTAGTATTATTTTTAGCAACCATAAAGCCTCCAAAATTGTGTAATAAGTGAACATTATATTGCTATGAGTCTTTTTAGTAAACAGTATTTTATTTAGGGTCTTTTGAGGCTTATTTTAAGCGGGGACGCAACTTAGCACTGAGTCTTAAAAAAAGGCCCAAAAAGGTCAAAATAACAGACTTTTAGGAGGCCTAATCAGTTCTTTTGTTCCAAAAAAAAGAATTACGAACTAAGCACTTAGCCTGCCTCCGGAACACAATAACAACAGAACAACACTTTCTAAATTATAAGAAGTTTTGGAGCCTTGCGAAAAATTAGCCTGTTTCGGGCACTTCCTGTTTTTTTATAATTATTTATATATATTTAATTTTATTGTTTTTAATATAATCTAAGTGCTTAGTTCTTAATGCTTTTTTACTGTTACAGCACGCTTCCTGCACATACTTTATTTGTTGTTATTCCGTTCCTTCGGACCTAAGTGCTTGGTTCGTATACCTTTACTGATCCTCCCTAAACTTTTCAATCAAAACCCCACCTTATGTTTTTGAGTGTTCCCGGAAATGGAATTGGTGCGCATCAAAACCAACTCAGGACGGAGTGCTAAGTGCCAAGTTTGGAGTCAATCGGACAAGGAACCAAGCACTGAGTACTTAGCACTGAGATACGTCCTCGGTCAACGTAATGACGCCGAGAGCTTGCAAAACAAAAAGCCTATAGGCTAGTATCAACTAACTAAAAATAATTGACCGTAGGACTCCGCATGCAATCCCATCCCTAAAGTCTGAGCGAAAAAAAACCACCCGAAGGTGGTTGGTTGTACTGCGAGCTTAGATTTTACATTAAGCCATTGTTGATTTTTGATTTGTACCAGTAGACGCAAGCCATGGTTGTTTTACAACCTTCAAAGTTATCATGGATAATTTGCAAAGTGTCCTTAGGTGATGTACCAGCTTTTAGTTCTTTCAAAATGCGTGCACCGATACCAAGAACTGGTTTGCTAGTCTTAGGTTTAATCACAACGTTTGCATCATCAGTGCGAGGTTGGTCGTTGAATTTGCTTAGTGCTAAGATGATAGATGCTTGAGACATCTTAGGCGATACTGGTGCACCACTAACCTTTGCGAGCTCAGCACGAAGCTCTTTGATTGTTGGTACTGATTTAACTGGTTGAGTTGTTGTTGATACTAAAGTTGCTAAGTTCATAATATTCTCCATAAGTAAGTCACAATCAAATATTGATTGGATGAGTAATATTAAATCAAATATTGAAAGTTGTACACATTTATTTTATCCAACACTAAGTGCTAAGCATTTAAAAGGAACGTGCATGCGCGCATAGCACATTGCAATGCAAAAGTAAATACCCCCATGCAAATAAACTTAAAGCGATAGCAAAGTGATAGGCATGCAAAGCGATAAGCAAACGATAGCTGGGCTTGGAACTTGGCACTTGGTGGTTTGGTCGGATTTTCGGGTTTTTAGGTTTTCAAGCCCCGCGGTGGGGAGGTAAACGGGATCCTGTTTCTGAAATAAGCCCCCTACAGATACCGGGGAAATTTTAAAACACAGTTGCAAAATTGTACACAAATTAAATAGGAAAATTTAATAAACAAGTTATAAACCTGTACAACTAAATATAAGTAACTATTTTTAAAATAATGTTTACAAACCCAATGTCCTATGATATAAAGCATATTATATGAGCGAAGCCCAAACTACACCCTCCCCCGAAGAGCCTGAATTACAGGACGATCTTACCTTCCTATCCTATATTGAAGGGCTAGGTAGGAAGACTATTGACCCCTTGTCGGCTGAGGGGTTAGAGATCCAAGCTAAGTACGTGCTAAGTTTGCCGCAACATCCCATGGACGTGCTAAGACGCATCATGGTAAATCCTTTCTGCTCTCCCAATGAGCGTATCTCTGCAGCTAAGACCGTCATGGAATACTCAATGCGTAAAGTGCCAAGTAATGTGGAATTCACCGGTAAGAATGGTGCCCCAATTAAACTTGATACCTCAGCCCTATCCAAGCTCTCCCTTGAGGAGTTAGCGCAAATGGAAGAGTTACTAGCTAAACTAAACCCTACCGAGTAATGGCCTCCCCAATCATACTGCTAGACGCGGTACGTAAAGAAAAACTAAAGCGGCAAGCCGAAGTATCCCTGATAGAGTTTACAAAACAGGCTTGGAATATCATCGAGCCTGGTACGCCGTACATTGGCAACTGGCATTTAGATACTATTTCAGAACATCTAATGGCTATTACGCGGGGCGAAATCCGTAACCTGTTAATTAACATTCCCCCACGGCACATGAAGTCTATCCAGGTAGCCGTCATGTGGCCAGTATGGGTTTGGATCACTAATCCTGCGTGTCGATGGTTGTTCGCCTCCTACTCTGCCAGCCTTTCAGTACGTGACTCGCTAAAATGTCGGCGCCTAATGGAGTCTCCGTGGTTCAAGGAAAACTGGGGAGATAGGTTCTCATTAACTGGGGATCAGAACGTAAAGACATTCTTTGAAAACAATAAGTCTGGGTACCGTATGGCTACCTCAACTAATGCGGCAACTACCGGCCACGGCGGTGACGTAATAGTAGTGGATGACCCACACAATGCGCTAGAAGCCCAGTCTGATACCATGCGAGAGTCTACACTTGAGTGGTGGGACCAAGCTATGAGTACACGGCTCAACAATCCTAAAACCGGTGCTAAGGTTGTGGTAATGCAGCGCCTGCATCAAAAAGACTTATCAGGTCATATCTTAGCACAAGGCGGTTGGGATCATTTATGCATACCAGCTGAGTTTGAAAAAGGCCGCGCATCGCACACGGCACTAAACTTTGTAGATCCTAGGACTAAAGAAGGTGAGCTACTATGGCCGGCACGCTTTGGGCAAGATGAAATTGACCAGCTTAAAAAGGCGCTAGGTGAGTATGGTACGGCAGGGCAACTACAACAAAGGCCATCACCGTCAGCAGGCGGCCTTGTAAAACGCGCTTGGTTCAAAATATTACCTGCAGATCAGCCATTACCGGCCTTGCAATTTGTATTGCAATCTTATGATACAGCCTTTACAGGCAAAACTACTGGCGATCCCACCGCGCATACCTGTTGGGGCATATTTAATCATGCTGAAGGTAAGCGCGTAGTATTATTAGATGCATGGGAAGACCATTTAGGCTATCCAGAACTGCGTAAAAAAGCCTATGAAGAGTATGCTGCAACATACGGGGACAAAAATAAGGCTGTAGATGCAGTATTAATTGAAGAAAAAGGCAGCGGGATTAGCTTAGCACAAGATTTAAGGCGCGCAATGGTACCGGTTAGGACTTATAATCCTGGACGAGCTGATAAAACTACGCGAGTGCACGCAATTACGCCGTTATTAGAGGCCGGGTTGGTATATATACCTGAAAGTAAGAAAAGACCGGGCCAATTTCCACCTTGGGCGGACTTATTAATCAGTCAATTGCTATTATTTCCTAACGGTGAGCACGATGACTTGGTTGATACTATGAGCCAAGCACTAATTTACTTGCGCGATGCACGTATGTTAACCATTGATGATGGCAAATACAAAGATGAATACGTAAGGCCAGTTGAAAGAAGCAATCCGTACGCTGCGTAATGTACTTTCCCAAAATAATGCCTTACAATAAGCAATAAAGCCGCCTTTTTAGGAATTACTATGGCCAAAACTGAAGAAAATAAGCGCGTAGGACGTAAAATTATAGAAAGTGCTAAGCGCGGACTTACTTCGGGCGCAACACGCGCAAATACAGCAGGCAAAGCCTACCTTAAAACTGGCGCAACAATGGGTGAATTGCTTAGGGCCTATGGCGAAGCAATGGCACCAATACATCAAGCTGAGTACACAGCACTTACCGGTGAGCAGTTATATCCTCCTAAGCTACAACCAGCAAAATGGAACAATGCAACGCAAAATTACGAAGCCATTGATCCAAATCAACCTACAATATCCAAAGCACCAGACAGTTATCGCGCAGGCACGTACAAACCTAAAGTAGGGCCACAGCCTATTATTTCAGCTGAAGGCGTAGGTGAACTTGCATATGATCCCTTAAATTGGATTTCCGGCGGCACAACCAAGGCCGCAGCAACAGGCGCTAAGCTTATTGGACGTGGTGCTAAAGCTGGCGCTAAGGCCGCAGCACGTAATGCAGCACCAATGATTGACCGTATATTAACTGAAAAGTATGGCTTTCCATCTTTGCAGCCAGGCATTGTAAAAAATCCGGGCGGTGAATGGATACAGCTAGAACCTATTATTGCGCGCTATGATGAAATGGGTAGGCCTGGGGCATACGTGCCTGATGTTAACAAAAAATTTCAAAAGTTATTACGAAATTATATTGTTAATGATATGGGCACAGCGCAAGATCCCATAAGAATGTCTATAGATCGCGGTATTTCGCATATAGACGTGCCTTGGGCAACATACTCTATAGCCGACAATGACCCTACACGGCTTGGTATGAATTTACCAAGTGGTAGACTTGGAGCAACAGAAGCGGGGCGTAATTGGGAAATTCTTTCTGATAATACAATATCTGCAATGCCTGCGCATGCGTATTCAGGTGCAAATAAAATATCGCAGGAGTATTATGCTACTAATTATCCTTGGCTAAAAAGTAAGCCGGCTAATACACCAATATTTAGTATTCAAGATACGCCAACTAGTTTTGAGCAACACTTAGGTTTTGATCATATACTTGACGTGCTACAACAAAAGTATTTAAATGATGAGCTAACGGCAGAGCAATTGCGTAATTTAAGCATGGAAAAAGCTGTGCGCATAACCCATGATGCTAATCGCGCAGCAGCTGCAGAGGCAGGTGAAGCTGAGCTTAAAGGCTATGCGCCTAACTTAAAATTACCTAAAATTAAAGAATACCCATCAGGGCATTATATAGCCGAGTTGCCGGATCCTACTACTTCAGATGAAGCCATGGCAATAGTAAATAATATTGGCTGTCAAGGTGGTTGGTGCACACAACATGCGCATGCTGCAAGAAATTATGGCAGTGGTAGAAGCAAACTGCATACGCTATTTGATAGTGAAGGGCGTCCGCATGTGCAATTTCAAATAGATGAAACTATACCTTATGTACCTGATGATCAAGTAGAAAAAGTTAGACAAGAATATCCTGAAATTGTAAATCGCTCAATTCAGCAAATAAAACCCGCTGAAAACTCATGGACTGGTTCTAGGTCACGTGAATACTTAAAACGCAATCCTAATTATCGCAATGAATTAGAACCAATAATACAAGACTTTGTGCAAAGTAATAAATGGGCTAGTGTTAGAGATCTTGATAACGCAGGACTAATAGGTAGGGCGGAATCTGGTATGCGCCCAGCATTAGAATATAGAAGCGTAGCACAAGAATTAGGTGTAACACCTGAGGATATTAATGACTTTATTTTAAGCCGTCCAGAAAGCACCTCACCATATTTTAGTAAAAAAGAATTTCAAGATTTTATGAAATCACAAGACACGCCTACAGAAAATATGGCAGAAGGCGGGCCGGTTTATATGAGCAAAGGCGGCTTAGGTAAGTCAGCAGTAGAATTGGCTAAAAAATATATTACTGAGCCATTAAGTGAAGCTGAATTTTATAAAAAATTTATAGCACAACACAAAGACATTAGAAACAAAGAAGCCGAAGCCCGCGATGCAGCAAAACAAGCAATTTTAACATCTGGATTTAACAAAGGTGTAAATGTTAATGCGCTGCCAGTTGATCGCGGCGGTCCGGCAATGAATATAATAGATAAGCGTTTTGGCAATAAGGCAGGCGACCGCGTATACTTATTACCTAAAGAGGGCGTGCTTGAGGGCGGTAATGGTTTAATTACAGCTGAAGGATATGTGCCTAATGCTATGGAAGTAATAGACATAGCAATAGATCGCGAGCCATCATACGAAGCTTATTTACGTAATTTTACTAAAAAAGCAGAAGGCGGAGCGGTGCACATGGATGAAGGCGGCTTAAACGTTAGCGCAACAGGTGACTACAAAACATCCGATAGCAAAAACATGTCGGGCACTAAATACAATTTTAGCACCGACATTGACATCCTAAACAAATACGGCTTTGGTGTTACCAAGCAAGGCGAGATAATTAAACTGCCTGAGCGCAGCTATACCTTTGATGATGGCTACACCGTAACGCAACCAAAGCATAAAATTAAGCGTGACAACATTACTGAGCTACGTGCCAGGTACGCAACAGACGATGGCATTGAATATGGTGTTGCACGCCAACCAATGTCTAAAGGCTGGTCTGGCTATCGCCGTAATATGAAAGATAATTCTTCCGTAGGGGTAAATGTATCGCCCTATTACACCGGCGTAAACTATACTAAAAACTTTGCTGAAGGTGGTGAAGTGCATCCTGAGTTTAATTTTGAGCAAATAAATCAGTATGCGGAGGGCGGCGTAGTAGCGCATAATGACTTTAATTACGCTGAAATTGATGCATTAGCCCAAGGGTTTGCTAAAGGCGGTCCGGTTTTATCAGTAGGCAGGGGTGAAAAGTTGCCTGTGTCACAAGGTGCTGGTTTAACAGCTAAAGGCCGTGCTAAATATAACCGCGAAACTGGCGGCAATTTAAAAGCACCGGCACCGCACCCAAAAAGTAAAAAAGACGCAAATAGACGTAAATCATTTTGTGCACGTATGTCAGGTATGCCAGGACCTATGAAAGATGAGAATGGTAACCCAACACGTAAAGCGGCGTCACTAAAACGTTGGAATTGTTAAGGACTATAAATGGCTGAAGATAACGACTTAGAGCAAGGTGAAGTAGTAGAATTAGATGATGAGGCTACTGATATTCGGGATATGGATGACGGCGGCGCTATGGTTACGCTTGAAAATGAAGAAGACCATAAAAGTCAAACCGAACACTTTGCTAATATTGTAGATGACATTGATCAAAAAACATTGCGCACTACAGTAGAGGACTTACTTACTAAAATTGAACGCGATAAAGATGCGCGTAAAAAACGTGATGAGCAATATGAAGAAGGCATTCGTCGTACAGGTTTAGGTGACGATGCGCCAGGTGGGGCACAATTTACAGGTGCTAATAAGGTTGTGCATCCATTAATGACAGAAGCCTGCGTTGACTTTTCAGCGCGTGCTATGAAAGAATTATTTCCATCAAATGGCCCGGTGCGCAGTAAGATTATAGGCACGCAAGATAAGAAAAAGCTTGAAAAATCTGAGCGTAAAGCCACGTACATGAACTGGCAGTTAACTGAGCAAATGCCTGAATTTCGCTCAGAACTAGAACAGTTAACCACGCAACTACCTTTAGGTGGCGTGCAATACATGAAAATGTATTGGAACAAAGATCTTAATCGCATTACATCTGAATTTATTCCTGTTGATGATATTTACTTACCCTTTGCGGCATCTAACTTTCATACAGCTGAGCGTAAAACACACGTACAATATATTACTAAATATGAGTATGAAAAGCGTGTACGTGCAGGCATGTATCGCCAAGTTGATGTTAGTACCGTAGAGGATATAGATTTTTCAAAAGCCACTAAAGCTAATGATAAAATTGAAGGCCGTGAAGATAACTCTTATAATGAAGACGGCTTACGTACAATATTTGAAATATATACGGCAGCAGATCTTGAAGGTGATGAATTTTTACCTTATGTTATATCTGTAGATAAATCAACTGGTGAAGCATTATCTGTATACCGTAATTGGGATCCACGTGATACGCGTTTCCAAGAAGCTTTAGTATCTATTGTTGAATTCCCATTTGTTCCTTGGCGCGGTGCATATCCAATTGGCTTAACACACATGATTGGCGGTTTATCGGGTGCTGCCACTGGTGCACTGCGTGCCTTACTTGACTCTGCGCACATATCTAATATTCCAACATTGCTTAAACTTAAAGGCGGACCTGGCGGCCAAAACGTCAATCCGCAGCCAACTGAGGTTATTGAATTAGAAGGCGGCATTAACGTTGATGACGTGCGTAAAATTGCAATGCCTATGCCGTTTAATCCGCCAAGTCCTGTTTTAATGCAATTACTAGGCTTTCTTGTTGAGTCAGGCAAAGGTGTAGTTCAAACTACATTTGAAAAGCTAACTGATCAAAATCCTAATCAACCCGTAGGTACAACGCTAGCCTTAATTGAACAAGGTATGGTTGTATTCTCATCTATCCATTCACGCTTGCATAACTCAATGGCACAAGTGCTAAAAGTAATGCATCGTCTAAACTCAGCATATTTGACTGAAGAAATGGTAATAAATGAGTTGGGTGAAAAAGTAGTAGATCCTGCTGACTTTGACGGACCATTGGATGTTATTCCTGTATCTGATCCTAATATATTTAGTGAAACACAACGCTTTGCGCAAATTCAAGCCGTACAAATGCGCGCAACACAAATGCCACAATTGTATGATGTGCGCAAAGTGGAGGAAATGTTTCTTAAGCAAATGAAAATACCGGGTGGTAATGAGCTACTAATACCAAAACCCGAGCCTAAAGATATTGATCCAATACAAGAAAACTTTGCCGCTTCTGTAGGTAAACCAATTGCGCCACTGTTACATCAAGAGCATATTGCCCACATGCGTGTGCATTTAGCTTTCTTACAATCGCCTATGTTTGGTCAAAATCCCGCTATTGCATCAATGTTTGTGCCGGCAATTGTGGCGCATATTAAAGATCACTTATTAATGCATTACATGAAAATGACAAAACAAGGTTTAGCTGCTGCTAATGAAAATGGCATGCTAGGCACGGAAGACGCAATGGCTGAAGCACAAGCAGCTGTTGAAATTCAGCAAGCAATTGAGCAAGCTATTCCGCCAGAATTCTTACAAATTATGGCTAAAGCCTTTGAGCAAGCACAAGCATTGCAACCAATACAGCCACAAGATCCAACTATGGCTGCTGTGGAAGTGCAAAAACAAATGATCCAGCAACGTGCATCATCAGATCAAATGAAAATAGAGGCGGCACAAATACATGATCAAAATGTAGCTGCGCAAGCGCAACAAAAATTACAAGTTGAAATGCAAGAGCAACAAGAGAAAAATGCTATAGCAGAGCGTAAGCAACAGCAAGAAGACCAAGTTGCTATATTACTTGAAACATTACGTCAGGATCGTGAAGACATGCGTAAGCAAGCTGAATTAGCTGCCCGCGTACAAATGAATGAAGCTGATAATACTACTGCAAAAGAGCTAGCCGCTGCAGAAATATTAAGTGGTGAGCAAATTGCAATGACAACAGGCAATAATATTAGCCCTAATCCATAAGGAGAAATAAAATGGCAACAACAGATAAATGCAATTGCAAAGACTCACAAGGCGTATCCCAACACCAACGCTTGGCAATGGGCGCTAAGTTGGACGGTAAATCATTACCAGGCACACCGGTTAAAACACAATCAGTTCCGAAGTAATGACAATAGATAAAGTTTTAAACTTATTAACGAATGCGCAGCAAGAGTTGGCAATAGCTGCGCTTCGTACACCAAATTCACATGATGCGTTTGAATACGGGCGCATGGTGGGGATGTACGCTGGAATTGAGCGTGCTATAGAAGTAATCTTGTCAACAATTAAAGAGGATAATAACGATGTCTGATCAAACGCTGGATGATGCGTTTCCAAATGCAGACCCAGGAATAACACCTTTTGGGAGTTACGTGCTTGTACAAATTAGAGCGCCGAAACTGAAAACAGCAAGTGGTATTATATTAAACGCTGAAACTACAGAAACTGAAAAATGGAATACACAAGTAGGTAAAGTAGTAACAGTAGGGCCTTTAGCTTTTAAAAATCGTAATTCTATGGAATTATGGCCAGAAGGCGCATGGTGTGAAAAGGGCGACTTTGTTCGAGTTGCTAAGTATGGTGGTGATCGTTGGGAAGTGCGCATTGATAAAGACACAACCGCAATGTTCGTAATTTTTAAAGATACGGATTTAATAGGTAAAGTAACAGTTGACCCATTAGCAATTCGTGCTTTCTTATAGCTGATAAAGGAGCTAGGTATGGCAAAAGAAAAAGAAGTTGAAGCCCTCATTGAGGACGATGAGGATGATGAGTTAAAGGATGCCGAATACGTAATTGTTGAAGAGCAACCTACAAAAGAAGCTACTTCTAATGATGATGACGATGATGAAGAAAGTTCATTAAAATCCTCTGAAGAAGAAGACAATGCTACTAGTGAAGACGACCGTGAAGCAATTCGCGAGCGCCGTAGACTAGAGAAAAAAGAACGCAAAGAACGCCGCGATAAGGCCATCGGCCGCGATAAAGTTGAGCTTAACTTTTTGCGTAGTCGTAACGATGAGCTAGAGCGTCGTATTGGTGCTGTTGAAACACACACCCAACAAACAAACTTGAGTCAAATTGACCAGCAAATCCAGCAAGTTACTCAAGAAATTGAAACCTCACAAAAGATTATTGCTAAAGCAGTTGAGGCAGGTAACGGTGAAGATGTTGTTCAAGCTATGCAATACCGTGACCAAGCAATGGCTAAAATGCAGCAGCTTACGCAATACAAGCAGCAGCAGTCACAACAAGCGCAGGCACCACGTCAACCTCAAGTTGATAGTGAAGTTGCGCATTATGCTAAAGAATTTATGGAAGAGCATAATTGGTATGATCCATCTGGTAAAGATGAGGACTCAGCCATTGTATTAGCAATTGATAATAAATTAGCACAAGAAGGTTTTGATCCTCGCTCAGAAGAGTATTGGGATGAATTGCATGATCGTGTTAAACGACGTTTGCCTGAAAAGTTTAAACCTGCACGTAAACCAACAGGTGGCCCTGCTGTAGGTTCTGGCCGTGAGCATGCGCCTACATCAACACGTAAAGAAATTTATATTAGCCCTGAACGCAAGGCAGCCTTACAAGAGGCAGGTGTTTGGGATGATCCAGTCTTACGTCAGCGTTATGTTAAAAAATACGCTGAATATGACCGCGCTAATAAAAGTTAAAAAGTAGTTTTCTTTTTTTAAAAATTAGAACATAATTCTAATCAATTGCTGAATGGAGCAAGTAATGACAAATACAAATGATGAACGTTTAAAGAAAAGTGTAGGTGATGGTCGTGGAGATCGCGCGAT